AACCTTCGACTATCTGAGGCCAACCGACAACCAGGTGGCGAGTATGACTGCCGCCCGTCAGGCAGCAGCAGATTACGCTCGCAAACTTGATGAACTGGTCCCCGACGGACCGGACAAAACCTACCTCTTTCGAAAACTCCGAGAGGCAGCTATGTGGGTAAACGTAGCTATCACCCGCGGCCCTGATGGGAGCCCGCGCACTTGACCTCCGGTACTTTCCATATCGTCGCGCTTGACTCAATCGTTGTCAAGCGCGACGAGCGCCAGCGGCGAGAACTATCTGACATAGACGTTCTGGCTGACTCTATCCGCCGCCTCGGCCTGATCCACCCTATCGTGGTGACGCGGGGCGAACTCGAACTGGTCGCGGGCGAGCGGCGCCTTGCGGCGTGTACCAAGCTGGGCTGGACCAACATTCCAGTCCACTACACCGACGAACTCGAGCCCTCCCGCCTTCGAGCTATAGAGCTCGAAGAGAACATCAAGCGCCAAGACATCACCTGGCAGGACCAGGCCACAGCCGTGCGCGAGTATCACAAGCTACGCCTGGCCGAGGACCCAAACTGGACCCAGTCCGACACGGCCGAGGCCATCGGGGTCACTCGCCAGCACATCGGCAACTTCCTGCTCGTGGCCAACGAGATGCTCAGCGGGAACGCCAAGATAGGTGACCTGCCCAAACTCTCCACGGCCATCGGCATAGTTCGCCGCGGGATCGAGCGCAAAGACCTGCAGACCCTCGACAAACTGCACGAGTCCTTCTCTGGTGTGGCCCTCTCGCCCGACCGACCCGAGGACAACATTATCACCGGGGACTTCAGAACCTGGGTCGAGGGCGAAATCGTCCCCAGGTTCAACCTGATCCACTGTGACTTTCCCTACGGTATCGACGCAGATAACTTCCCACAAGGAGGAGCAGCTTCCCATGGCGGATATCTTGACACTAAAGAGACGTGGTCTCAACTTATTGGAGCGCTCGATGTTGCTACTAGGCGCATCACCGCCCCCTCGTGCCACCTCATGTTCTGGTTCGCAATGCGACGAGGAGACGAGCGACTCTACGAGCCCACAGCTAAAGCCCTTGAACGAATGGGCTGGGACATTAACCCCATGCCCCTCGTCTGGCTCAAAAGTGACGGAACTGGCATCATCCCAGACCCCGAGCGAGGCCCCCGTCAAGTTTACGAGACCTGCTTTATTGCATCTCGGGGAGACCGCAAAATTGTTAGAGCTGTTGCAAACGCATATAGCGCTCCAACGGTTTCAGAGAGACATATGTCTGAAAAACCAGAGCCAATGCTACGGCACTTCTTCCGGATGCTCGTGGACGAGAATACAGTTATGCTCGACCCCACCTGTGGAAGTGGAAGTGCACTGCGAGCGGCTGACTCCCTGGGTGCAAAATATGTGCTCGGTCTTGAGATCAATGAGGAGTTCGCCGGGCTAGCCCGCGACGCACTAAGTCGTGCACGAGCGCTGAAGCGCGCAGAGGAACGGGCCGCGAGTTAAAGAGCCATATGTTAAAACTGAATTTTTTCCAACTTTGGGAAGTGACCTAGTGTCGTACAAAATTGCCCTCGTCGGAGAAGCCTGGGGAGAGCACGAAGAACGTGAGCGTGCTCCCTTTGTCGGCCCGGCGGGCTGGCAGTTAAACACTATGCTGCGCGAGGCCGGGATCGTGCGGGCAGAGTGTTTCCTGACCAACGTGTTCAACTTGCGTCCCCGGCCTACCAACAAGATCGAGAACTTATGTGCAACCCGTAAGGAGGTACGTCATGCGCTCCCGCCGCTATCATCTGGCAAGTACATCCGTGATGAATTTCTCCCTGAACTCGAAAGACTTTACGCAGAACTTGCTGCAGCTAATCCAAATGTCATTGTCTGCCTCGGGGGAACTGCCTCCTGGGCAGTACTACGTGACGGTAGAATATCGAAACTTCGTGGGACAGTCACGAGTTCCCCCATTCTGGCAGGCAAAAAGTGCCTCCCAACCTTCCACCCCTCCTACATCCTCCAAGGAGGATACGAAGCCCGACACGTCACAGTCCTCGACCTCCAAAAAGCCAGACGAGAGTCAGAGTATCCCGAAATCCGTCGCCCTATCCGTACCGTCTACACCGAGCCTCTTATCGGCGATCTCGAGTGGTTCTACACCAACCACATAGAGCCATCCTCTCGGATGGCAGTTGACATCGAGACCCGGGACGAGCGCATCACTTGTATAGGGTTCGCCCCGGCCACGGATGTGGCCCTGGTAGTTCCCTTCGAGGACCTGCGCAAGACAGGCGGGAACTACTGGGGCTCCGTCGAGGCTGAACTTGCCGCGTGGGACTGGGTAAGACGTACGTTGGGTTCTCCGGTGAACAAGGTGTTCCAGAATGGACTTTTTGATCTACATAGACTGTGGAGGACATACGGTATTCCAGTTAGAAACTGCGAGCACGACACTATGTTACTCAGTCATGCCCTTCATCCAGAGTCTCCCAAGGGACTTGCCTTTCTGGGTTCTGTGTACACTGACGAGTCCGCCTGGAAACTCAACATCCGACTCAAGCACAAAGGAACCATAAAGAAGGAGGAGTAACATGATCCGGCCAGTTCCTAAGAAGAACTTCCCCTTGCGAGCCTTCCGCGACCTCCGAAACTTCGGTCGTCCCACACAGAAGGCTATCAACCACATCCAGATGGCTCGGCGTAACAAGCGCATCAAGATAACCCTCGCCCCTATCAAGGGAGTCTGACATGCCTATCCCTGCCGCTATTCTTGCCCGGATCATCAGCAGCCTGGGTGTGGCCGCGGCCGAGGGCGAGGAAGGCTCGGTCCTGTCCCGACTCGCCGCGCAAGCGGGCATCCACCTCGAGGGTGAGGACGAGAACGATCTTAAGATTACTATACCCGTGGACAGTACCGCCATCCACGAGATTGGCTACGATGGACAGGGCATAATCAGTGTGACCTTCCGTCGAGGTGGGTCACTCACATACGAGTTCTCCGGCACGCCCGAGGAGTTCCTGGCGTTTGCTCTGTCCCCCTCGAAGGGCACCTTCTTCAACGAGCACTTCAGAGACCGCGCATGAAGTCCACCCGCACGGACCTGCTCGAGCCCGGCTGGCCTAAGTCCGAGACCGAACGTCTCTGGATATACAACGGCCTGGACTGCTGTGTAACCCTCGAGGTACTCGAGGCCTTGCTTCCCCAGCTCGACAATCTTACCACGAGTACCTATGCGCTCTCGCGCAATCTCCAGGGGCCAGTCCTGGAAATGAACATGAGAGGAGTACTCATAGATGAACGCGCGCGCCAGCAAGCCATCGACAATTATCGAAGTGACAGCGACCGACTTGAACGGAACCTCTACCGTATTGTTCACGAGGGCGTTGGATATGTCGACTTCAGAGATTCGGGAAAGACTAAAGCCTGGCGATCCAACAGCCATGTCGCGGCTCTGCTCTATGATGTACTGCGTCTCCCAGAGATCCGAAAGAGAAACGATCGAGGCGAAATGGCCCGCACCGTCAACCGGGATGCTCTTGAGCGCCTTCAGATACACTTCATTGGACAGCCAATCATATCCCATATCCTTACTCTTCGAGACTTTGGTAAGAAAATTGGAGTCCTTCAAACGAAGATTGATCGCGATGGCCGCTTGCGTACCTCATACAACATTGCGGGAACGACAACTGGTCGCTTCTCATCTAGCCTCAATGATTTCGGAAGTGGAGGAAATCTGCAAAACATCGAAGAGCGCCTTCGCAAAATTTTCATCGCTGACCCAGGGATGAAGTTTGCTAACATCGACCTCGAGCAGGCCGACTCCCGCAACATAGGAGCCTTGTGCTGGAATGTCTTCCGTGACCCGAAATACCTTGACGCCTGTGAGAGCGGTGACCTCCATACGACTGTCGCGAAAATGTCTCGGCCCGAATTGCCTTGGACCGGAGACCCTAAAGGAGATAGGCAAATTGCTGAGCAGCCCTACTACCGCCACTATGGGCTTCGTCATATGTGCAAGGTGCTCGGGCACGGTACTAATTATATGGGAAGTCCGTTCGAGATGTCCAAGCACACGAAGATCGACCAGTCGATCATCAAAGAGTTCCAAGCGCTCTACTTCCAGACGTTCCCGGCCATCCCGAGGCTCCACGGGTGGATAGC